CTTTCTCCCCCTCCTCTATCTCCCATAATACCTGTTCCCGAACCTGTAACAAGTTTACTATCAATCGGTAAGGTTGATTCGTAGAATACCGATTCGTCCAAAAAATATCTGTCACAAAAAAATATCAAATATCTATTATGTATCATCATCTTATATATTGTTTTCCGAAATGGGAAAAAAATGTATTCCTGGTTTGTTTTGTATTGAAAACTTCACTCTCTTTCTTATTTTGTTTCTATTCTTAATCATTGTATATTTAGGATTTCTCTTACAATACCGTAATACAAAAACGTCGCCTTCTTTAGGAGTATCTTCTTATTCTCATAAACAAGATGTAGGTAGATGTGGTGGAGGTGATCCATTAAAAGATCCTTATGTTCCACCTGTGAAATGTGATATGGGTAGTCTAGCTACAGATAGAGGCATCCCTATCAATATTCCTACACAACCTACTTCAAAAGAATATACACAACTAGGAATACTTTCTTCTAATCAAAAAGTGGTATTACCTTTATTAGGACGTCGGACGATTATATCAAGAGATAAATGGCAATATTATACTATTTCTGGTGGAGACCGAAATTTACAAACGAAATTACCCATAAAAGTAAAAGGAAGAAATGCAAGTTCAGAAAATGGGGTAGACGAAATTTATACGAATGATGAAGTGTATGTAGAAGGATTAAAAGAAATATTTATTGCCACAATTTATGAAACGGGTTTATTTTCTTATATTCCAAGTCTATGAGTTGAATCATATTAGAATAAAAATAATGATCATATTATGTATAACAATTATATACATGAACTTTGCAACTATTTTACATACATCTTTAGAATCAACAAAAGACATTCAATTATATTACCATTATAATGCAGATGACGATTGGGAAATAGATGAGAAAAATATTATTACTTTTCCACAAGATTCAGATTCCAATGTAACTTTTCAAATGAAGGAAACAAGAGAAACATTTGAAACGACAGAAATGTTTTTCACAGAATCCTTTCATAAATTACAAAATAGTGTAGAAAGACATTCTCATGAATTCGTCATTGAAAATAAAGATATAAATGGAAATAGTCTTTTTTTTGTTTTTTTTGTTCATTCCCAATCTATATATCCTTCTAGTGAATTGGATCTGTTATTGACTTCTTCTGACTTTGAAAATGATTTTTTAGAAACATTTTTAACCAAACATTTATATGATCAACCTAATTTATTTTACAAAACCAAACATTCTAAAATAATTGTTTTACCAACTATGATTCGGGTCAATTCATTATCTGCTTTTTCAGCTTGTTCTAGAAAACTAATGAAGAAAAAGTATAAAGAAATATACGATACAGATTTCTATGAACCTATTTTTTCGCTGTTTCGTACAAGAGAAAATGATGAAGAACCCTATCAAAGTAAAATACTTGGTGAAAATGTTCCTTTAAAAGCTCAATTAATAGTGGAAGGATTTAAGAGAAAAAGAAGAAGGGGAAGAAGACCCATCGCTGGACGCACTGGTCATAAAAATCGGGGTCGTGGAATTAGAAGAAGATTGAGATTAGGAAGAAAAAGGCGTGGAGGTAGTAGTAAAGAAAATAGTGGTTTTACGATTACTGGTCAAGCTATTTCAGGTCAAACGTATCAAGAATGTACCATGTTAAAAGATGATGGTAAAAGTCTCTATATGGAAACGGCAGTGGTTCCATTAAATGCAAACGCTTCTGCAAATGGAACCGCACTGTTTATGAGTTTCTTATATTTTATTATTATTTTTATTGTCGTCAGTATCATTTGTCCTTATATTACTATTTTAGGAATTTCTTTGAAAAAATCCTCATATAATACTGGCCTTTGTATCATTAATTATTTATTTCTTGTTGTTGGTATCATTATTCTTATCATTGGAATCATAGGCAATAATAAAGCAAAAGGAAAAAAATTAAGGTTAGACCAACGAATTTTAATGGCAAATTTAGGATTATATTTTATTATTATTTTTGTTTTTTCAGTTTTATCAAATATGGTTGCTTTTAATGCTAAAATTAGTTTTGGTGATAACTTAGATTTTGGAAAAGTTAGTTATAAAATAGGTCATTATCCTTCTTTGGTTCATGGGTTGGGTTGCACCTATACAAACTAATTAAGTCAATGAACCACCTAATATTTTATCTGCAATAGGTTTGAAGGAACTATCGGTATATTCAATAGAACTTCCTACACCTAGGGGTGCCATTTGTGCTACCATTTCTTCTTCTAAAGTAACCGTTTTTGGTGGATTTAGTTTTTTCATTTGCGTATCACGTTTATATTGTGAAACCGTATTCGTACTTATAGGAATAGGGGAACTTTGATTATTACTTCTACGAAACAATTCATAAGCAATAAATAAACTTAACACTGCAAGAATAGGAGTTGTATATAAAACCAAATAAATAGTTAGAAGAATAATACAAACCATTCCTAAATTAGATTGAATATAAGGTAAAAACAATTCAGGAACTGGAACTGGAAATATCAAATACATCACAAAAAGAAGAATTAATACAATTTCTAAAGGAGAAATGGATTGAAAAGTAGGGATTTTCATTTCTTTTATATTGTGTGAAAAGAGATTAATTTTGTTGATAAGAATCAGGAATATATTTAGTGAGAGTATACATGAGTAATCCTTTTTCTAATCCTTACCCTGAAAGATATTTTAATTCAAATGAATTTGTGTGTCGTATTGCTACCGAGGATGATAAAAACAATGAGTATATAAAAAAGAATTGTGATTATTTTAATAGATATCCGGATTTTAATCGCAATGAAGGTATGTTTAGGGATTCTGAAAATCTGTATACCAGAGGGTGGTTTCAAACCATCAATTTATTAATAGGGACTCTTTTTTTAGGTATACAAATCTATCGTGAAACACAAAAAAAATAATGATATAGAATAGAATATGAGTCAATTCCATGTTTTTAGTGAAAGATTAGGAAATACTATAAGTAACGCTGCAAAATCACAATTGTTACAAGATTGTGCTAATCATTACTATAAATTAGGGTCTTTAACCACAAGAAAAGTTTGTTATACCGTCAGTGGAGAAAATTACAAAGATTATGCAGGTACCACAAAAGTTTTATCAGGAAGCTTATTAGAAACTGCGTATCAAGGTAACACTTTAGTAAATAAAGGATACACTTATGGAGCTATTTTAAATGATCTTATTTATGGAGCATATCTTGGTCAAACGAGTTCTAATTTTTATCAAGATATAAGTGATTTAGATTGGGATAATAGCAATTATTCTAATGCATACAATTCCTTAATTACGACACATGGAAATATTATGGCGACCCGTAGTGATTTAGACCGTAAAATGGATTTCCTTTATAATTCCAAAAAAGATGATACTTCATTAGAATTACAAAATTCCGTATATACTACCTTATTTTGGACTGTTTTAGCCACTTCGTTATTATACTTTTTGTTTATACATCTATAATATATAATGCAAGGACGTGAATTTTTTAAAAACCCTGTTACTTCTTATAAAGAAGCATTTTCACTGAGTACCATGAGTCATCAAATACCGTTAATGCACAATTTAGATAAAAAATCAGAAGATATAAGTAGAAATATAATACAATATAAACAGGTGTATAGTGATCTTTCAGGTACTTTCCCCTTATATCATGATCCAAGTGGTAACGTAGAATTCACACAAACAAAAACCTTGAAAGAAGCAGTGAAGAAAGATATTAATGAAATGATTTATCAACAGAACAACACATATATCATTGGAATGTTTACAATCACAACCATTCTTATTTTAACTTTTTTAGTTTTACAAAAGAAATAATATTTATCTTTAGTAGAAAAAAGAATGAGAAAATCTAAGGTATAAGAAAAGAACGTAGGTATAATGGCGTATTTGAATCAGACGAAACACAATACAAAAAATTAGTGATTTGATAAATAATGCGGATGAAGTAAAAAATAATCTTACCACATAAACTAAAAATATCAATGAAGATTTTATATCCCGATTTTATATCCCGATTTTATTTTATCAAAACAATATTTATATTATGGGGAGAATAAGCACTACAGTATTGATTGTTAGTTGTTTTTCATTGATGTGGAAATAATAAAAATATTGTATATTATATAGAAATAAATATGGCGCAAGAAAATTATGTCTATCAAGGTTGTTATAAAGACGATGGTGTAAGAGCAATACCTGATTATAATCATAACGTGAAATCGGTAGAAGAATGTGGCCAAATAGCTAAAAACAGAGGAGCTTCTGTATTTGGTCTTCAATATGGTGGACAATGTTGGACTGGTAATGACGTTAATGGTGCACAACGATATGGTAGTACTGAAAATTGTCCAGCTTTAGGAGGAGCGTGGACAAATCAAATATATACCGTAACTTCAGAAGAAAATATAAATATCATAGAAGATTCAGATTATCAAAAATATAGTAATTATCAATCAAATGTGAAAAATATTACATCACTAGAATTATCACGGATTGAATCAAAAAAGGCACAACTTTATGAACAAAAAGATAATGCAAATCGTATGATACAATTAAATACAAGTTATCGTGACAAACAAAAGCAATATATATTAATGGTTTTAGTCATTGTATTAACTTGTTTATTTTGTTTTTGTCTCTTTTGGTTAAAAAGTACATTTGGAATCAAAAATCAAATCATTGAAATACTCATTATTGTAGGAATCGTATGTGGTATTCTATCTGTTTTCTTTATGTATATGGATATTTTATCTCGTGATTCTATTTATTTTGATAAATTAAATGACAATGCTTTATTACAGGTACAAGATATGAGTGGAAATATAAATTTACCAAATAGAAATGTAGTGGCTGCTAGTCCTACTTGTAAAGGAGCAGAATGTTGTGGTCCTGGATTTGCTTATGATTCTAGTAACAACTTGTGTTATAAAAGAATATGATAAAAAATAAAAAGCTATAATAATATATATGTCCATACCAAGTAATAGTATATCGATTGTTGAAAAATTTACAATAAAAGAAGGATTTACGACCAGCGGTTTGTTAACACCTGATAATACTTATAATTTGTATAGTGAAATAATTGATCCTCATTATGATGTATCAAAAAACTTATCAAATGAACAAAAACGTTTGAGTTTAAAGGCAAATATAATCAATCCTCTTTATTATACAAAAACACGTAATGATGCATTTTCAAAAAGTGATACTTTAAGAAGGAATGCCTATTGGAGAATGGGAATGATCGTTTTATTAACTTTCATTATTTGTTTTGCTTTAGTCATTTTGAAAAATATGTTTCCTATTATTCCTTCTTTCCTTTTTGATTTTGCTTTTATTGCATTATTTAGTGGTAGCATTATCTATGTTTTTTTTACTTGGGTAAGTATTCAAGAAAGAGATCCTATGGATTTTAATAAATTAAAGTTACCACCACCAACAGAAAAAGAAGACATTGAGACACAAAAAGCAAAAATCAATAATTTTTCTGGTGATTTAGGAGATTTAACCGATTTATTGAATAATGCTTTTGGGAATGCGTGTATTGGTAATGCTTGTTGTCCAGCTGGGACCACCTTTGGAAACAATCGTTGTGAAGGATTTACATCTTTAAGATCAGGAGATTATCCCAAAATTTATACAGTATACCGTAGTTAAATCTAAGAGAAACGATTGTATATCTAAGAGAAAGATATATAATCATGGCAAATGACAAATTAATAGAACTAGCCAAATCACAAAATACCTATTTAGAAAAACAATATTCTACACAAGGTAGTAAATATTTATATAAAACACAACAAATTCATTCTCTTAATACGGCTATTTTTTATTTATTTTGGATTTATTTTATCTTTTCTCTCATTTATTTTGTCATGATAGTTCTAGAAAAAAAATATTCTTATCAATGGAAAATCATTGTTTTTCTTTTACTTATCATTTATCCTTATGTGATTTACAGTATAGAAGTTTTTTTAGCCAAAGTATATACTTTTTGTGTAGAAACGATTATTGGAAATGTATTTCAACGTCCAGACAATGAATTTAATGTTGATTATACTTTTATTCCACTTCATTATGTTCCCAATATTTTTGTTCCTTATTAAAAAGTGATCGGTTTTCCAAGATCAAAATCGTCTGAAAGTGAATCTGTTGTTGTAATTGTTTGAATATCTGAATAATCGGTTCTAGATTTTATTTTGACTCCTGTCCAACCCACACCGGCTTTACATTCTCCATACATTTTGTCTAGAGAACCATGTAATTCTTGTGTTTTCCCAGTAGCACGACCACCAAATTCAGAAACATACCAATCGGTAAATCGTAAATTCACTTCTGTTTTCTTGAGAGTAGATTTTGGATCTGTTTCTAAATATTGATCCATAAATTCTGCAATATAATCTTTCTTACGTTTGTATTTATTACTAGCATTTTCAACCCAATCACATATAGTCACTTTCCCTTCTGTGATGTATACACGATTGATTAACATAGATAAGAAGATAGGAACCCATATTTCAAATTTTTTATCAAAATTGTCCTTTTTTTTAAATTGATAAGGTTTGTCTTTATCACCTTGAACTGGATTATCTGTAAAGAGTGACATAAAATCAATCACACGAATACGACGCCATGTTCCATGATCGCGACTTTTAATATCTAGAAAATGATTGGCCATAATCACACAATTCGCTTGTGGTGTAAACGTAATCAATTGTCCATATAATGGTCTACAAGACATTTCATCACTACCAATTAATTGTTTCATGGGACCTTCATTTAATCGGTCTCCTTCCGATGGTTCGGCGGTTACTGCAAAACGAGTATTTAAAAGATTAAATACTTCTGGTGTACTTTGACCACGTTTTGGTCTTTCGTTTGTAAAATAAGCTACATCTAATTCTGCTGCATAATCTCCTAATACTTTTTGCATGAGTTTCACTAGAATAGATTTTCCATTTTGTCCAATACCTGTATAATAATGTAAACATGTATTTAAAGAACATGAATCACCCCTTAAAACAGAACACAAATGATCCCACATATATTGACATAATTCTTCCACTGGAAATAATTTCCGCATATAATCTTCAATTTCATCCATAATTGGACGATGTACGAGTTCATCAATCGGAATATATTTTACTTTGGTACATTTGGAAAGAAAATCTTCCGGATATCCTTTACGAAATACTCTCTCTTGGAAATCAATGACCCCATTCTCCATACATAATAAATGACATTTCTTATCTAATTTTTCTAGAAAATCTGGATCATAAAATAATTCTCTGGCTTCTTTCATAATATTATCTTTATCTTTTGTGGAACCTAATGCCATAGCAATGTCTAACACTTTATTGGCCCGTCCCATTATAAGTTTGTATTCGTCATTCTCAATATCAATTTCACCGTCTGGTGTTTTAATAGCCATAGCTCTAGAAGATAAAACTCTTGCTTTCTGATGATATAACATACGAAGTTCGGTAGAAATCGCTTTTCGTAAAGTGGTTCCGCAATCATTTTTTGACCATTTATGGTTTGTAAAACGATACCAATCGTTTAGTTTAATACTACAGGCAATATATTCACCCTTTTTTAATTGATATAAAACAGAGGCAATATCAAAATCACTGGATCCTTTTGCGTGTTTTTTCTTAGGATTATTGATTTGTTCAATCGTAATCGTATCAATCGATTGATCTAAATGAAAATCAATCGTACTTTCTCTTACTTTTACATAATCTTCTGGTGCATCGTTTTTCGCCCAATAAATAAGAGAATATTTTGTTACTCCTTCTTGTATATTACTAGAAAAATCATTCCATGTTTCTACCATTTTGGGAATATCACTAAAATGAAAAGAACTTGATTTTGAACTGATTTTAATCCATGCAATGAGAAGACTAGGGTGTGTATTCCGAAAGGCAAATCCCATACGTATCCATTTATTATAAGAACCTGGACCGAAATAAGTGATTGGTAAAATATTTGCATATTCATATACTTCTCTCAGATCATGTTGTACAATAGATAAAGAATCAATATAATTGTCAAAGCAACTATTTAATTCTTCTTGATTAGAAATACTTAGTATGACTTCCATAGGAATATATATTCCAACACCTTTATCAAAAACAGGTACATGATTTGTTTTTTCTGGAATGATTTTATCTAATTGTGAAATTTCTTGTTCCATTGATTCTTTCAATAAAGACATTTTGGGACGGTTTTTGTATCTGGGACTTAATTCTTTGTAATGTTTAGAAAGGAAAGAATCACGAGGATGGATTTTTGCATCATAGGTTAGATGTTTTTTCCATTCTGATAAATCACTATCATAATGAACATCCCAAACGAGAGAAACTTCATAATGAGAAACATCATCTCTTTTTTTAGAATTCGGTAAGAGCCAACCATTACTACCATTAGTAATAGAATCATCCAAGACATCTTCCCATGTATTGGTGATTGGAATATCTTTCCAAAGAGTAGGTAAATGGGATAGGATTTTTTTACGAATCCATTGTTGACATCGTTTTTCAACCGAAACACTTAGAATCATATGAAGACCATCTTTCATTGTATTTCCACTTTCTTTGATTTCCATTCTAGGGGATGGTTTTTCTTGGACAATCACTAAGAAATGTACATCTTCATCCATTTCAAAGAGCCGAGAAAGATAATCTAAATAAAGTTGTACAAGATCTTCCATATGTGATTTCTGATAACAACGTTCTGTTTGAGTGGAAGGTAATCGTAAATCTATATCAATTAAAATAGGACCTGCTTGTTTTCCTTTTTCAATCAATTGTCGTTCAATAAGATGATGACATTTATTTGGTTTCAAGATATCTGTATTATATAAACGTAAAAACTCTTCATGAGTCTCTTCTGGTATATGAAATTTACGACTAGAAAATTTACTAAATTCGGTATGTGTTGTGTCTAATGGACTATCTTTAGGTATCACATGGTCTGTCAAAAAGGGCTCCAAATGTTTCCACATGATTTCAGTTAATGGGTGTATATATATTGGAAATGAAATAACTTTAAGTGGTTCCAGAAATTCAATTTTTTCAGAAAAAGGATTTTTTCTTTTTCTCCAATCTTTTTTTCTTTTTTTCTTTTTTAAAAAAATTGAAAAAAATATATAGAAACATTATAATATACGTTTTATAGATTATAATACAATTATGAGTACAGCACAAACCATTCGTTTTTGCCCACAATGTGACAACAAATACTATCATAGTATAAGTGAAGATGAAAATTTAATTTATTTTTGTCGCGTATGTAGTCATCAAGATACTTCTATTAGTAATAAAGGTTTATGCATATTAGAAACACAATATCGTGCGGAATCAAATAATATTTCTTATGAAAATGTTATTCATAAATTTACTAAATATGATCCAACTCTTCCACGACTCTTTATTCCTTGTCCAAATGATCAATGTAAAACCGCGGAAAAAAAAGAAGATACCGAAGTGATTTATTTAAGATATGATGATAAAAAAATGTTATATTTGTATCGTTGTATGGCATGTGATTATACTTGGAAAACCCATTCAGGATCTCATTAAGTTGTGTTTATTTATATTTTTGTTCCATGTTTTTTTTGTCAAGAAAGTTAAAGATATTCTAAATCGTCTACACGCCAATATTCAATTCCACCATTAGGTAATGGTCTAGCAAGAATAAAAGGTATTTTTTTTTCATCAAATTCCATCATCGCAATCGTTCTACCCTGAATAATATGATCTCCTACGGAGACAAAAGGTGGAGAACCTAAATCTATTTGTTCTGCACGTGTACCGATTATACGTGCTTTTTCATATTTGGTAAGAAAAGGCAATGTAGTATGTAAAGGATCAATGATTTTTCCTTTTTCATCTCTTGTGACTTTGGAAAGTGCCATAATTTCTTGATAATTACATGCACGAATTTCTGGATGAATTGCTTCTAGGTTATAAGAAATCATAGGATGTTCTAAACGTTGAAAGGGTGTTTCATCTTCATCCTCATCATCATCATCTACTGAATCATTTTCTGGATCTCGTTCTTTCTCTTCCAAATTTAAATCCGTTATATCTGGTAGAGATTCATCGTCTTTTGGTTCTTCGGAATCGTCATCAGATGTAAAATCTTCTTGTTCATCATCTTCTTCAGTAACTACAGTTTCTGTTTCTTCATCTGATTCAACGACTTCTTTAGGAAACAACTCTTTCATTTCTTCTGACATTTCCGTTCTATATGATTATACTTTTATATATTTTTGAATTTTTTTTATGGAAAATTCAATTTTTTTTGCGAAAAACTTTATTCAAAAGAATTTAAAAAAAAACAAAATATCATATAAGTAAATGACAAAAAAATTTATTTTTATTCCAGTAGTAAATAATTTCCATCTTTTAGAAAAAGCAATTGGTTCTGTTCCAGTAGGATTATTTGACGATTACTTCATTTTTAATAATTCTAAGGGTCCAATACCAATTGATACAAAACAGTTCACAGTAATTACAAAAGAACGCCGTTATACTTTTTGTGAAACACAAAATGAAATGAGAGATTATGCTCTGAAAAACGATTATGATTACTACTGTTTTATGCACAATGATGGGGAAATTGGAGATGATACCGCTTTTAGATTATTAGAAAAAGCAGATGAACTCATAAGTAAGAATGTAAAATGGTCTGTTATTTTTACTCATTATGATGTGTTTTGTGCTTATTCATCAAGATGTGTGAAAGAAATAGGTGAATGGGGAGATCTTTCTTGGCCTAAAGCACAACAAACTGGATACTATTTAGATAACGATTATTATCGCCGTATGGAGTTATCTCTTTACCGAACAATACAATTAGAAAATACAAACGTTTTACATAATGAAGCTTCAAATACTATAAAAAATAAAGATGAACTGGCTTTATGGGAATCTCAACGAAAAGATGTAGAAAATCATTATATTCAAAAATGGGGTGGACTCGGTGGAAAAGAGATTTTTACCATCCCATTTGGTTTTTAGAAATAAGAAAAAACATATCATAATCATATATGTTTTTTACGAAAAAAACAAATTCCTCTTTTACAAGAAATGTCAAAACGTTTATACCGAAAGAAAAACGAACCGAAAATCCTGTAGAATATTTACCATCTACAGTTCCTATAGTCGTGACACCAACCTTTTCTAATCCATCTCCTAGAGAAGAAGAGTTCGTTTTTGAGATACCCCATTTAAATACGATCGTTATGCCTATTGTATATGATCATTTAGAATACGAAAAAAATGAAAATACAGATGACGATCTGAATATTTTTCTTGTGCCCACTCATTTAATAGAACCTTTTTTTACATTACGACCTAAAAAAATGGAGGAAGAAGTATTTCAAATACAATATAATCTTTCAACCAATATACCCATTCAAATATCTTCACCACCTGTTCTTTCCAATATTGGAGAAAACCCTTTAGATAATCTCTTGAATCTTTCTTATCGGATTTCACCTTTTATGGAGAATGTTCCTGTGTCTATCGTACAGTCTACATATAATACACTAACATCACGTTCAGTATCAAAAACTGAATTACCTCTTTCTTTTCCCTTTTCCGAACGACCCTATTCCAAGATAAAGGACAATCCAGAAATTTTTCCCTCAATCAATATTTCTTATCGGATTTCACCTTTTATGGATTCTCTTACGTTACATGAAAAGAGTAAAAACACTCTTGTAGAAAATCCTATTTCTAATGCAGCAATGCCTCACTTTATAAATACTTATAAAATAGCTCCTTTCATAGATAATGTTCTGATGAAAGAACCTATCTCTAGTAAGATAGATGTTCTCGGCTTTTCTTCCCTTCCGAAACGAGAAATGCCTCTTTCTTTTCCTGTTCAAAATACATTCATTCCAGAAACAATCAAAGACCCATTATTATTTAATGAGTTAACAAAGAATATTTCTACTCCATTTTTAGCCATGAAAGATATTCCTTTTGTATCTCCACCAACGAACAATAAGAAAACCAATATAACTAATATGGATGTGTTT